CCTCAACCGGGTGCAGTGGGCAACTCCCGCCCACATATTTGTTGGGGTACTGGCATACCTCACCGTTCAGCCCACACGTTGAGTAGTTCTTGCGAAAGTAGTAGCACTGGTTGCAGGAGATGTCGGCGTTGCCTTTCCAATCGATTGGGAAGAATACATCCACAGTTGCTTGGGCGTGAATGTAGTCGGAGATGCCGGATTCAAAGTTAGCCATTATCCGCTCCAATCTCCCAATACGCCCGGATTCGCTCCGTTACAGCCTTGAGGTCGTTGTCGATCTTCCGCTCATCCCACATCCCAATGGGGCTTTTTGCCGGGGTGTAGCCGTCACTCTGGGTTTCAAACCAGTGTTCGTTTCCGTCTGTGTTGCACATGAGGCATACGGAAAACATGGATTCCAAACCGCCAAGGTTCTGGTCGAGCATCTTGCCGATGGTCTTTGCGTGGACTCTGCCGTCCACGTCCGTCTCGATGTGTCGAAGGAAGAACACGATGGTGTCTGCCGGGAGTCTCTGAATGCAGAACTGGATGAGGTTGTACTCATTCAAAGCCATGTCCACAAACTTGCCGTACCCGGTTTCCTTCGCCCTGGAAAAGTTGGCAAAGACAGAGAGAAACTGCGAGTCATCCACCACAAAGACCTTTTTGTCGGACTTCTGCATCGCCGCCATGATTTTGCCGTAGTCAGAGCAGTTGAACAGCGGCAGTTTCCCACGGAATGGCAACGGTTTGGATGCAACATTAAACACGCCCACCTCATCCGGGGAAAAGTTCCGCATGGATGCGGATTTTCCAGATCCAGAGGCCCCCAGCACCAAGACCGGAATCCCCATCAGATATCCACCTCCTGCTCCCGCGTCTTCTCAATCAGTTTCTCCGCGAAGTCATTCACCCCGGCGAGATACCACTGGAGATGCTCCGCGCTCCATTCAAGGATATCGTTCTCGTTGATGATACCGTGTTCCGCCATAGCGATATCCTTGTCGGATAACATTATGTATCCCATCTCATACCCTCCATTTCTTAGCGAGTTTTTTTAGCTCCCGCTCATACTGATACGGATCAACGTATTTGATTCGCATTTTTTCTTTGGTGTAGTTCGCCAACCGTTCAGAGTACATCACGGTTCAACCACCTCCGCGCTTTTGATGTTCTGCGTAAAAGCCAGGTTCTCTTTTGCCATCTGCCGCCGGCGCTCCCGCTCCGCGTCAGACAGCTTGATGTTGGGGTTCTTGCCGAAACGGAAATCATACAGGGCGCAGTCCCGGCTGGGGCAGAGCGCCACCTCATTGGATGACTCGCACATACAGTCGAGGCACTTAGCTCTAATCGCTTGCATCGGGGTCATCGTAATCGTCCTCCTCATCTTCGTCACTTTCTTCGTCCATGATGGCATTGCGGATTATGTTGGCGTTGTTGAGAATGACATCCATAATGATGTCTTCGTTGATGTGGTGAATCATGCGCCCTTTGTCCTCAACGCCACATCCGTAATACTGCGTCCCGGCAACGCCACGGTTATCATTGATCGCGACAATGGCAATCGCATTTGGATCCAGGTCTACAAGGCTATGTACGGCATCCTCCAGAAACTCAGCCAATTCTTGGTTTTCAAATTCAATCGTCAGCGTCATCCTCCTCTTCCCATGCGGTTTCTGCAATCTCATCGGCTTTATGGCAATGGTCGCAATCGCCGGGGCAGTAGTCTGAATCGCAATATGCCGGACAGTATGCCCATAGGCTAACGCTCATCGGGATCGCCTCCTAATCGTATCGGTAAAAGTCCTTGCCGTAGATCTCGTTAACCATATCAAACACGGTTTTGAGGCCAAGACCTTTTTTGCTTGGAACCCATATCTTCTTTGGATTCCAGTTTTTCCAGATGCCATCATATTCCGGGGCAACTGGATCATACGCCGGGTTATCCACCCATTGCCCACCGCCCATGCAGTATTCGTACTGCCGGGGATGCGTCCGGGCAAGACGTTGGAACCGCGTTTCGCCTTTCTCCAAATGCGCCCCGAAACCGCAGTAGATACACCCTGTGCGCTCGCACCCGGTGCATTTCAGCTTGCACCCATCCATCAGAATGGCCTTGGGATCGTACTCATTCCCAACATCATCAACGGCAACGATATCGCCGTACACAGAGCAATATGGCAAATCATTTTCCACGATGTACTCCAGCACATCCTGCTCCGTCCAAAAGGACATAGGCTTTGATTGTATCTTGCCCTCAAAGGCGTTGCATCCGGTACGCAACCACGCTTGCTTACGCACTCGACTTTCTTCTGCCATTGTTGCCATGATTGGGTATCTGCCTGTCCTGCGCTTGTATGCGTTGAGCGGTGCTTTCTTGATTTGCTGACAACAGTAGTGGGAAATCATAACAGGGATGTCGCGGGCAAGCGGGAGCCATCGTTCCTTGTTGAATTGCGACTTGAATTTTTCTACCCCGGCTCCGCTTTTGAATCCGTGCAAGAGCCATCTATCTCTCTTGCGCGGTTCATAGGTATTCCAGTCACCCCGGCTCGGATGGCTCTTTCCTCCGCCCTCGTGAGACACCCCATTCGTTTCCCGCAGATCTCGATGCGCCTCCAGTCCGTTTGGCTGGTCGGTAAGCAATTTCCCCAAGGAGTTCGTCTCTCCGGCGAACTCTCTCTCTCTCTCTCTCTCTTGTCGGGCCGCAATCTTCTGGCGTAGTAAATCGCCTCCGCGACCTCTTTACCTATCAGCGGATATCCGTATTGAGAGATGACCTCATCAAACCGCATCTTTGGCTGCACCATTTCCACGTTGTCGTGCGACATGGCAAACTTTCGGATTTCCGGGTACTCCAACCCGGTGTTGCTGAAAACGGCGGGAATCTCCGGGTAAATCTTCCGGGCAATGTCTAACAGAACGGTGCTGTCCTTGCCTCCGCTGAAGCTGACATATGCATCGCCGTAATACATACCGGGATGATATCCACCATAAAACTCTACGATCCGTGCCTGTGTCAGCAGAACCTTGCTGTGCATATCCATGCTTTGCAGTTCTTTTAGAAGTTCTGGCGTGTGTTCGTTCTCAGATATTATTCTCGCCTCCGTCCATCTTCGCTCCGCAGATGGGGCAGTAGTGCGACTCTCGCATCTGCAAGTCCACGATTTTCTCCGGTAGCTTGATAAAAACTCTTTGCAAAGCGACTTCTTCACACTCGGAGCAAATCGTTAACCCATCGCTGTCTTTTATCCACCGCCCATGTCGGACGGGCTGAACATCAGCGGCAGGGAGTTCGCGGACATCGCCCGGATCTATTGATCTATGACGGTACTCGCTATCCCATTTGGTGGGGACACAAATGTCCTTGGCAAGTGAGAGAACAGCATCTCGCTCAATGTACTCAGCCATTGTTAGTTCTCCTGTTCCATGCATTAACTGCCCCATCTGCCGTATTCCATAGATTTGTTCTGTTGGCGCAATAGAGGTTTGTGCATACAACTCGATACGGAAACTTCTTGTGCTTCCTCTTCTTTTCAAGCATTGGTATTCCTCCGCAGAACGGGCAAGGTTTAAGTTTCATTGTCTACCTCCCAATCCAATCCCAGAAACGGGAAAGTATGCCCCGGTATTTTCTTTTCTTTTCGTTCCAAATGTTGTGCATTTCCGCAGAATACCAAATCGAGAAATCGAGATATAGAAAAGCAAGAAATAGCATTGCGAACTTAGCCATTGTCTACCTCCGCCGGGCTTTTGAGCCATGACATCCATTCTTCCGGGCAAGTCCCCTCATCAAGGGAGCAGATGTTTTTGTTCTTAACCTTGCAAAAGAAGCAGTCCGTATTGATTGCCATCCACTCTGCCAGTTCCTCGTCCGTCATGCTTCGGATCCGGTCGGCGTTGGTCATGGGCTTCGTCCTTTGGCGGTAAAACGGGCAATACCGTTTCACTTTTGGTACTTCTTTTTCGTCAACACACGGGAACAATTCGCAAGTATCACACGGACTTGTCATGTCTCGCCCTCCTCTGCCGGGATGATGGTGGGAGCGTTGCTGATCTTTCTGAACAGCAGCTCCGCAAGAAAGCCGTCTTCTTTCATGCAGTTTTCTTTCAGTGCATCCCGGTCTATCAAATCCCCATGCGGCGGGACGGGGACGAGAGGGCAACTGTCAAGCCGTTCTCCATCCGGAGGCTTGTTGTACGCATTTCTCCAGTCGTCTACCTCTAACGCATAGCACCAAGCATCGACAAAAAATCGGCACTCGTTACAGTTTGTCGGCATCTCCATGCCCTTGATATAAACTCCCATGCTCATTCCATCACGGCCTCCCTCCGATGTTCCATAGCACCAGAGCAAAAGCGATCACTGCGATAACCGCCCAGTCGGATACAGTCATCTCATTACCACCTCCAGATTGCTCTCCCGCCGGAGGCTCTGCCGGATGTCGGCGTAGGTGATGTACCCCTTCGCAATTGAGTCCATGAGATACATGAACTCGTCACGGAGTTGCATAATGTCATCCTCCGGCGCATCGTGTTTGTCCAACAGGATGTGTAGGATGCAGTTAATGCCAAACTCAACGCCGAAGTTCATTCCGGCATCTTTGGCTCGTTTGACATCCGCGCCTGTCGCGGGAATCCGTCTGGGGTTGACCTTCGGCTTACTCTTCATCCAGCCCCGCCTCCTCTGCGTACTCCCGGTAGCTTTTCTGCCGCTCCGGCTCCCGGTTGCTGTCGGCAAGCGTGATTCCCGCTACCACAGCGATCACCACAAGGAAACCGGCGGCGATGCAAAACAGGATCGGTTTGCTCATGTAGCTCACCTTGGCGAGGATCTGGAGTACGATCTGCATAATGTTGCCAAGCAGATACGCCGCCATTACTTTTGCCGTCTTTTTGTTCATGTGTTGTCAACCTCCTCCATGTAAAAATAAGCATCAATCTGGTCGATGCAGTTTTCGCAGCCGATAATCTCCCCGGCACGGTTTCTGTAGAGTGTCTCGCATTCTTCCCCGCATTCGGGGCAAACCGGCATATCCTGCTCCGGCGGTTCCGGGTAATCATGTACGCCCCAGCCCATTACAGCGCCTCCGAAGATACGCAGAAGAAATCAACGCCGTTCACCTTGGCGTGATACTCATACGGGTAGGTGTCGCTGTCAACCATCGTAGGCTCCCGCTTCTGGAACAGACTGGGGAAAACTACGCTGGAGACTTGCACCGACATCCCGCAGGGAAACCCGATAAACCCCGCTTCGTACAGCTTCGCGCACAGCGGAGCCAAGTCAACCGCCGTCTGGATCATTTCTTCTCTCGTCATTTCAACCCCTCCTCAGTCAGTTTTTCTCTCACCCGGTCTTTGCGCCCCTGGATGTTTTCCGGGTTCCAGCCACATCTCTCACAGCGGTCATGCTTGGGGCAATCCACGCCGATATTCCAGTAGCACTTGTCCCGCTCAACGATCTCCACCGGCAGTATCTTCGGCATCAAAGCCCACCCCATTTCGGATGGCAGCTGCCGTCAGTCGGGGAGCAGTCAGCGTGAAGGTTCTGGCAGAACCGGCACACCCGGAATTCGCAGACATAATTCTCGATTTGCTTTTTAAGCCGCCGGATCTCGTCTTTAAGGCGCTGGATTTCTAAATCCTTATCGGTCATATGCTGCCGCCTCCCTTCTGTCAACCTGTTCGTCATCGTCAAGCGGTTCCAATAGGCACACATACAGATTGCCTTTGGCATCCTTTTTTACCTTGTAACGCCTCCCAAAGATCCGTTCCGGCAAAAACCCGGAGTTGACAAGCCTCGCACAGGCCAGCTTTGTGCCGCCGCTCTTGTCTCGGCTGATAATGCTCGTCTGCTTTGTCCGCGTTGTCTGCGTCTTGCTCACCCGGATGATAAGGTGACTCATGTTGCTGGTCTTGTTGATAAAGCAGTACCGCGCCCCATCAAACATTTTCCCGCAAGCCGCGTTGAATCGGATATAGTAGCTGTCCTGCGTCTTGCCGTGCGACATTACCAATGACGCAAAAGGTTTTGTTATAATCACGTTTTGGCCTCCTCTGCTGCCACGGCAATCTTGCCGTCCAGTTTCAACGCCTCAATCATGGCACGGAGGATGAGGTCGGTCATGTCCATTGCGTTCCCTCTCAATTCACACATATTTGAGCAATCTGTTTGCAAATGTCACAAATTCTTCCTCTGTAAATGCACATACAGGAATAACAAAATAATCGTCTTTCCAATCGTTTCTTTTGTCCCCGGAAACATAGCATTGAG